CGGAAGAAAAGGCAGTGCTCGATGTGCTTACCTTGCAGCCGGATATTTCCCGCGATATGGCGTTCGAGGACAGCACCTACACGGCAATGCGCAACCTGATCGGCATTACGGATTCGTTCCAGGGACGCAAGGACAGCACGGCAACGAGCGGCACGGCAAAGCAGTTTGCAGCGGCGCAGACCGCCGGACGACTGGAAAGCCGCAAGGTCATGAAGAACGCCGCCTATGCGGATTTGTTCGAGGTTATGTTCAAGTTCCTGCTGGCGTACTCGGACGAGCCGCGGCCGATGGTTTACAAGGATACCAACGGCACGCAGATGTACGGCACGTTTAACAAGATGGACTTTCTCAAAGTGGACGAGGCAGGAGAACCGTACTGGAACGATGAATTTCTGTTCAGCGTCGACCAGACCGCGCCGCTTGCGGGCAACCGTGAAAACCTCTGGCAGGAGGCGAGAATGAACCTCGAAAACGGCTGCTTTGGCGACCCGGCCGATATGCAGAGCCTATTGACGTTCTGGACGATCATGGAGGGACTGCACTACCCGCTGGCAAGCGAGGCAAAACAGCAGCTTTCCGAGCGACTGGAACAGCAGCAACAGATGATGGCACAGCAGCAGGCAATGATGCAGCCGATGGCAACAAATGCAGACGGCATTCCCGATATTACGCAGTCCGGCTACGTCAGCCCGGAGACAATGCCCGCATATCAGGAGGGAGGCGGCAGTTATGGTATGTCCGGTATGTAAAATCGACACCAAGACCGACACTGTAGACGGTAAGCTCGTGCTTATCTGCAAAAATCCGCAGTGTTCAAACTATAAGCAGGTAGTAAAGGAGGTGAAATAGCATGGCAAATAAGAGCGGTTACGCCGGTAAGATCAAGAACACCGGCAGCATGGAGGTTAAGGCAGTTTTCGCCCAGACTTCCGGCAAGAAGCCTGTCGTTAAGACCGGCGGCGATCTGCGTTCTTCCAAGAAGAGCGGCAAGTAAAGGGCAAATGAATAGCGGAACCGTCCGAAAGGGCGGTTTTTTTATGCCCAAAATCGCACGGAACAGCGTAAAAATCCAGAAAGGAACAACCAAATGGAAGAAATTATGGAAACCGAAGTGGAAACCACCGAGGCAGGCGTAAACGAGCAGGAAACCGCCGAAACTGCGTCCATCGGACCCGAGGAAACAGGCGAAAACGAGCAGCAGACCGCCGAAGCTGCACCCGAGGGAGTACAGAGTGCGGAAGATAACGCACGGTTTGCCGCTGCACGACGCAGAGCAGAAGCGCAGTTTAACGAGCGCATTCAGCAGGAGCGCCAGGCGGCAAAGGACGAGATGGTACGGCAGATGTACGAGGGTCAGCTCGACCCGTACACCAACAAGCCGATCACCTCGGAAGCTGATTTGCAGGCGTATCAGCAGGCCTATCAGCGCGACCAGATGCAGCAGGCAGGAATCGACCCGTCCATGCTCGATCAGATGATCGCAAACAACCCCACTGTACGGCAGGCACAGGAAGTGCTTGACCGTGTGCAGATGGAGGAGGGCGAGCGGCAGATGAACGAGGCAATCAAGGAGATTTCCCACCTTGACCCGTCCATCACCGACGTTGCTGCACTGGCAAACCACCCGAACGCACCCGTTTTTAACGAGTACGTAAACCGCGGCTATTCGCTCGTTGACGCGTTCCGCCTTGCAAACTTTGACCAGCTGACCGGAAAGCGCGCAGCAGCGGCAAAGCAGCAGGCAATGAACAACGTAAACGGCAAAAGTCATCTGACCACCACAGCAGGCAATGCGGGCGGTGACGATATTGTAATCGACCCGCAGGAAATGCAGATGATGAAGCACGCATTTCCGAATCTTACCCACGCACAGCTTGTGGCAAAGTTCAAAAAATACAAGTAAAAGGAGATTTTTTCATGTTTAAGATCGCATATCGCCGCGTTGCTGATGTGTCCCCGTTCGTTTACCTTCCCGGCGCGGACGGCCTGACCCTCGGCATGGCGGCTACTCTGACTTCCGGCGCTCTGGCAAAGGGCACCGCTTCCGTCAAGCCGACCCACATTATCATGGGCCCCAAGCGCGAGGACGGCAATTACCCGGCTATCGAGGTGAATGACAACATCGTGTTTGAGACCACTTCGACCGCTACCGTTGCGCAGACCGTTGTCGGCTCGGCTGTCACTCTGGCGGCTGATGCGCTGACCGTTACCGCAACCGCTACCAAGGGCGTTTTCAAGGTGCTGACCACCGATGGCGCTACCACCAACTCGACCGTTACCGGCGTGTTCGTTGAGCCGGCAGCGGTTGCCGCCTAAAAAAGAGAGGAGACAAGATAATTTATGGCAGGCATTACTTTTTCTGAGGGTTCCGGCGTTGCGGATTCCTTCTTCGGCAAATCGCAGGCTCCCATCAAGGCAATTATCGAAGACCGCGTAGAGAGCTTTCAGGAGCAGAGCATGATCGACAAGGTATTCTATATGGATACCACCACCAACTACGCGGAGAAGTACACCTCTGCAACTGCGCTCGGTGATTTCAGGACGTTGGCGAGAACGGCGCGTATCCGCTGACCTCGGTGCAGGAAGGCTACAGCAAGATCATCGAGCCGACTACGTGGAAGAGCCGCTTTGAAGTCACCCGCGAGCTCATCGAGGACAGCAAGTTCAATCTGGCTGAATCCCGCGCACGCAAGTTCGGCGCAAGCTACAACCGTACCCGCGAGAAGTACGCGGCGGACATGATCGCGGGCGGCGTTGGTACTTCTATCACCTTCGGCGGCAAGAAGTACGACACCACCTCCGCAGACGTTTCCCTGTTCTCCAACGCGCACGGCTCGGCGACCAAGGGCTACAAGAACCAGTCCAACCGCTTCAAGTACACGGCCGGCACGGACAAGTACACCGAAATTCTGGACGCTGCGCAGGAGCAGATGCAGGATATCCGCGACGATGACGGCAACCTGCTGAACATCAAGCCGGATACCATCATCATCCCGAACTCCGGCAAGCTCAAGCGCGCTCTGTTTGCGGCGATCGGCTCGGAACTCGACCCGAACAGCAACAACAACGCTTTCAACTTCCAGCTCGGTCTGTGGAACGTTCTGGTATGGAACTATCTGCCCAAGACCATCGGCGGCAAGGAGTATTTCATGCTGCTCGATTCCGACTACAACAAGGACGCTATGTGCCTGCCGTGGCTTGACCGCGTATCGCTGACTGTCCGTTCTTCTGTGGACGAGAACACCGATGCGAACTACTGGTCCGGCCGCGCACGCTTCGGTGCAGGCTTCAACGACTGGCGCGCAATCTCCATCGTGGGTGACGCGATGACGAACGGCACTACGCTGCTGTAAACAGAGGGGAGGGGGCAACCCCTCCTTTCCATTTTAAGGAGTGATTTTATGACGTGGGAGCAGATGCAAAAGGCTGCACTTGATAAGATTTTCTCACGCCTGAACTACGGCACAGAGGTTTCGCTGACTTCGCCTGATGTGGCGGACTATGTGCGGGCAATGCCGCACGCAGCATGGTTTGCAATGGTAGACCTTGCCGAGGTCATGCCGATCTACAAATCCGTTGAGGTTGAACTGCAGGACGATGATGCGGAAGGCTATCGGCTGTTCCATATCAAGGAACTTGCACCGGATTTCATGCGGTTCTGCCCGGACAGACTGACGATCATGGGCGCGAACAACACGTTTATGCGCGTGAACGACTATCAGTTTGACGGCATGGATACGCTATTTGTCCCGGCGGAGTACGTCGGTACGCTTGTGATCTGGTACGAGGCGTATCCTGAGAACATCGACGAGAGCACGCCGGGCGACACGACGTTTTCTCTGCCTGAGGAAGCGCAGCGGGCAATTCCGCTGTATATCGCGGCGGAAGTGTTCAAAGAAGACGACATTTCCATGTCGACTCAGTATTTGAACGAATACGAGAACGTCAAGCAGATGCTGGCAAGCAGGAGACAGCAGACCGCAAGCGGCGGCGCGTGGCGCTCGGTTGCGGGGTGGGTGTAAATGGCAACATACAAGATTCCCGATTCCCCGAAAAGGTACAAAACCGAGTATTCCAAGTTCAAGGGCGTGGATTTGTCGAGCAATCCTACACAGGTTGACTCAACGCGCGGCGCTTCCGGCACGGTAAACCTGATTTCGGACAGCGGCGGCTTCCCCGAAAAGCGCAAGGGATGGCGCGTACTGCTGAATGTCGAAAAGCCGGTAAACGGTCTGTATCGCGGCATTATCAAGGGCAAGGAATACTTTCTGGTGCATGGCGGCACACGGCTGTACAAGTGGACGGAAAGCGCCTTAACAGAGCTGAAAAGCGGACTGACGAACAAGCAGGGCACGTCGTTTACGCTGAACGACAAAATGTACGTGCTGACGGGCGGCGAGTACCTTGTGTTCGACGGCGAGACTGCCAAGGACGCAACAGCGGACGCTTACGTCCCGACTACCACCATCGCCAACAAGCCGACGGGCGGCGGAACGAGCTTCGAGGATGTAAATCTTCTGAGCGACAAGCGCAAGAACGAGTTCTGCGCGGACGGCTCGGCTACCGTGTATCAGCTCGATACCACGGACGTACAGAGCATTTCAGAGGTCAAGGTGAATGGTGCGGTCTGGGATGCAAGCCGCTACAGCCTGAACGGGAGTAAGGGACAGGTGACGTTTACCTCAGCGCCTCCAAAACCGGCTATCACGGGCAAGGACAACGTGACGATCACATTTGTAAAGCACGTGGACGGTTACGCGGACAAAATCAAAAAGTGCACCATCGCCGCAATCTACGGCGGCAAGTCGCAGGACAGGGTGTTCCTTGCAGGCAATCCCGACGAGCAGGACAAGGACTGGCGGTGTGAAAGCAACAATCCGCTGTATTTTTCCGATCTCTCCTATACCAAGGTGGGCGCGGACGGCGCGGCAATCGT